ACGGTCATTACGGAGTCTATTCCTTTCAAGACTTCCTTTACATGCCCCAAGTCGAATTTCTTCAGGCGTTCGTCAATCTTGAAACCGCGTTTGTTTTCCATGTATTCAAACAACTCGGCGGGCTTCTTGAAAGAGTCGATTTTCTTGTCGGTTTTTACTTTTGGAATGTTCCCGGCTCTTTCATCCTTCCGGTCGTTCCATCGGTCACGAATGCCCTGAATGATGCTCGGTGTTCGCTTTTCGCGTCTTTTGTCTGCTATCTTTTTGACTTTCGGGCTTAATACGGTGTCGTTTTCGTTTATGTTGCCGTATAGGTCGGAAACCTTTTTCAGTTTCTCTTTCAGCTGATCATTGAGGCGTTGGTTTTCGGCATCTGCGTCGCCTATGCTGTAGTCCCACTTTTCGCCGATGTTCGTGGTGTCGTTCGGGGCTGTAGGAGCCTTGGTCTGCTTCTCCATCCCTGCGTCCATTTCGTACTTGCTGATGAACTCCTTTTCGCAGAGACAGCCGAAGCCGTTGGGCGGGCTGTGCTTTTCCCACCAGGGGTCGTTCACGGGGAGAACGGTGCCGTTCCATGCCTTGTGTTCGTCGCGGCTTCCGGGGAGCATCTGGCAGATATATTTTGCATGGGTGAACACGTCGGGCATGGCCCTTGCCTGCCGTTCCTGCGCTGCCGCCGCTGCGGTGACCATGTTCGTCTGGTAGATGACTTTCGAGCGCCATGCGCCGTATTTGGGTTTTTCCATCTTGGCGTCGAAGCTCGGGTCTGCAGCCCGCCACTTCTTCGCTATGTCGTAGAAGTTGTTGCGGAAGTCTTGCAGGGAGTCTCCCTTCTCGATGGCCCTGTCAACGGCCTTGCGAAAATCGAGAAGGATGTCGGCACGCATTGCGCCGGCAACGGTGAACGCCCTTGTGTGCATGGCACCTTCAAGGTCGTTCCAGCGTCTTGTAGGAAGGTTGATTTTCTGCTTGAAGTAATCGACGGCTTCCTTGTACGCTCCCTGCTTGAACGCGAGCTTCTTAGCCATCTACGATGCCCGCTTTCTTGAGGATGGAGAATCTGCCTGCAAGGTCTGCTGCGATGAACGCCTGCTCCATTTCTTCGGCAATCTTGTCCATGGGCATTTCTCCGTAGCAGCCGCCGAGCTTGTCGCGGACTTCTTCGAGGCTCTTTGCATTCTCTACGAGCTCGCGGATGGGTGCGAGGATGTCAATCTTTTCGCACTGTTCTTCGAGGTGTTCTGTGAAAGCATTTACCTGGTTTCGGAGTTCGTGGCTGGTGTTTCGCACCTTGCCTTTCTTTTCGGGGCCTTCGGCGAACAGTCCACCCTGCGGCTGGACTTCGGCCATTTCGAAGTAGTCTTCGTTGATGCCGTAAACGTCGGTGATGTACTTGGCTTTGAACTTGACGCCGAGCTGCGTGAGTTTCGCGTCGCGTTCGAGCCTTGCCTGCTGCATGTCTTCCGGAAGGATGATGTTCATCCAGGGAACGACTTTTTCGTTCGGCCAGTTGATTTCGTAGATCCATCGAATGAGCTGGTTGAAGCTCGACTCGATCATCGCGGCATCGTCCTTGGTGAGGTCCATGCGCACGTCGTTGTGGACGGTGGCCATCGCCTGGGTGCCGCCGGAACTGGTCTGTTCGGTGGTGAGCGTTTCGCCTAGCCATGCCTTGGACATTTCGGAGTCTGCCCACTTGACTATTTCACTGTGCGGGTTGGTGCCGCTAAGCTTTGTTTCAAGTAGTTCGACGGAGCCCGTGTTCGTGATGACGGCTACGCCGTCGCGGACAAGGTTCGAGAGCATCTTCAGGAACTTCTGCTGTTCTTCGGTGGTGGCCGTGGGCGGGCACTTGCCGATGGCCTTGGGGATGCCGTATTTCTCGACGAAAATCATCCAGAACTTGAGACCGCCCTTCTTGAAGGCGAGAGGCCAGAAACAGCGGGAATATACCGGTTCGCCGTAGGGGTTGCTTGCGGTGGGGCGGTTGCGGGTGACGATGAACTTCTTGTCTGGAACAAGGGTGCGCGTGTTGTTCTTGTCCTGGAAGAGCAGCTGGCCCTTGTCGTCGAATTTGAACCATTCCTGCGGGCGGTCCTTGAGCGCGGTGGGTAGAATGAGGGTCCCCATTTCGGTTTCGACGGCGTCCCACACGATTTCGTGGACCGTGTAGCCGAAGCCGAGCGCTTCGAGCATCTGCGACATGATGTCCCTCAGCTGCTCAAGGTTCCAGATGTACTCTTCGAGCATCTTGGCTTTCTTGGCGTCGCCCTTGCTCCCGTCGATAGTCCAGGGGCGGCTGGTGATGGCGGCGAAGCGCTTGCCCTTCACCGAGTCAAGGTGGCCGTCCACAAATTCGCGGTAAACTTTGATGTTCCCGCCCTGCGCCCTTAGGATTTTGTCCGGGTTCGGCAGGTAGTCTTCGCCCGATACGAAGGTGGCGGCTTCGCGGGTGGCGATTTCGGTCGCCAGCTGGAGCTTCTGCTCCCCTTTTTGGGTGTCTTCGGGTCGTTTTTTACTCTTTTTGCTCATGCAATCCTCGGTAGTTTTCTAATCCTTTTGAATGGCCGTTCAAATTCGTTGAATTTTGATTTTCTGAAGCCGGACGAGTAAACGCTAGGGTAAACGAAAAAAACGGCTTAGAAGTGCGTTTCTGCGCGATTCTCAAAATCCTCCAAAATCGGTGCTTTCGTTTGCATACGGTTCGGCGCTCTGGATAATCAACGGGCCTGCTTCGCCAGCGTTTTTCGCGTGGTATGCGAGGGCCGCTCCCCAGAAGAAGTCGCCGTGGCCCTGCTCGGTGCTCGCGGCGTCGTAGCGCACGTTCCCGGCACTTGTGACAATCTTCTTGACGGCGTGGATGCTTTCGGCCTGCTTGTCCTCTTCGTTACCGTCAACGCCTGGGAACTTCGGGCACTTCTCGATGATGATTTTCTGGTCTTCGAAAGCCTGCAATAGGCTGATGGCCAGGTCTGCCTTGACGGTGTTCGTGAACAGCACGCCTTCGACCTTGACCGAACCGAACTTTTCCTGGGCTCGTTCGGTGAACTGGTCGCCGAGCCCCGTGCGGTCGATACAGGCGCGTATCAGGTTCGGCAATTTAAGGAACTTGTAGAGCTTTTCTTCAAGGTAGCTCCACTTCTTTTTCTGGTAGGCTTCGACGGCTCGGCAAACGAGCTGGTTTCCGATGTCTTCAAAAACGTAGATGACATAGAGGTGGCGGTGGCGAGCCACGTCGCAGCCGAGGTAAAGAGGGCCTTTTGCCTTTTCCATGCCGAGCACGCCCTGGCGCTCGCAGCTGTGGATGAGGTCGTAGCCTATCATGGCCTTGGATTCGTCCTGCGGGTTGCAGCAGTATTCCTCTTGCCAGATGGCTTCGGTAAGGCACCCTTTGTGCTCCTGTTCCAGCCATTCCTCGCGTTCCTTCTTGGTGAGCTTGCGCCCGCAGATACGGTCGGCGACGCCTTCTTCGACGGCGAGCTGGATGGGCACGGTGTGGACGCTGTAGTCGAGTTCTCCCTTGCGGCACTTGTCGATGAGGATGTAGAACAGCGAGTTCACGCCGTTGTGTGTCGAGAGTATGCGGATGGAGAAGCCCCACATGGCGGCGGGCTTAGCGGCAGCCCACATCTTGCGGTCGTCCTTGTGGTGTGCGGCTTCGTCCCAGACGATCTTGCCGCCCTTGCTTCGGAATGCCTTGGGGTTGCTTGAAAGCGCGTAAATCTTTGAACCGTTGTTGAACTCGATTACTTTGGACTTTACGCCCTTGTCTTCGTCGGCAAACTCACATTCGGAAATGTCCTCGCAGTTGATTTCGGCAAGAGCCTTTGCAATCGTGTTCAGCTTCGCCACCCAGCCGGATATGTAGTCCATGTATTCTGCGGCGGCGGTCATGTCTGCCGAGCTGAAGAAAATCTTGAGTCCCGGCTGTTCGATGCAGTCCTGGACATCCTCGAAGCTTTGCACGTATGTTCCACCGATACGGCGGGACTTTTCGAGGATCTTGACCTTGCTCTTGTCGAGAAGGTATCGCTTTTGGTACGGGAAAAAGTAGTCGATTAAGCTTTGTTCGGGCATAGTCCAAGTGCTTCCTTCATTTTGGCGAGTGCGGCTTTCTGTTTTTCTTCCGGGGAAAGCTCGGACTTGTTTGCCTTGGGCGCTACGGCTTCGTACTTGCGGGCGTGTTCGGCTGTGTCGATGATGCGCTGGAGCGCGGTGTAGCGTTCGGGGGCAATCTTCACGCCGTCGAGTTCGTCCTGCTTGATTTTTCGGGCCATCACTTCGCCCAGGCTGAAGAGTTCGGCGTGGAAGTTCTTTTCGCCGCCGCTGATTTCTGCGCGGGTTTCTTCCCAGCGGTCTTCTGCCTTCCAGTTCTGCAGGGTGCGCGTCGATATGTTGAGCCTGCGGCTGATGTCTGCGAGACTCAGCTGGTGGATGGTGTAGAGTTCCTTTGCCTTGGGCTTGAGTTCTGCCTTACTCATGGCATTCTCCCGGGTGTTGCGTGGTTCTCGGCGCAGCATGCGCGTATCGTTTCGATGGCGCGTTTCTGGTCGTCGCTGTATTGCTTCAAGACGGCTTCCCATCGCACCTGGTCATTTGCGGCGTTCTTTTCCCACTTGGCGTTTTCGTTCGTGTAGAAGATGGCGAGCATGGCGGCGAAGACGATACCTACGCCGAACTGTTTCAGTGCTTCTTGCCAAAAAGATTTATCCATGATATACCTCCTCGCAAATGTAGCCGTAAAACGCTGACAAAGGGCATGACAGTGTCATGTCCTCTTTCGCTGCCAATCGGGTAAATTTGGGGTCATGAAAGAACAGTTTCCCAAGATGCTCAAATCGGAAGACCTGAAGGAACCGTGGGTCGAAGCGTTCAAGACCGGCGAGGTCGTTGACATGGCTGGCAACACCCACAACTTCAGCGAATCAGATCTCAATGACCTGAACGAAGGTATTCAAGGCCAGCTTGCCGCTGGCTACCAGCCGCCCATGGTGAAGGGCCACCCGAAAGTCGATGATCCGCGTGTCGGTTCCATTGTCGATTCGAAGGTGGAGAACGGCGTGCTGAAAGTGAAGCTCGACGACGTGAACCCGGATTTCGCCGAAGAGGTGAAGAAGGGCGGCTTCAAGTATCTTTCGTCTGCAATTTACAGCAACTTGAAGAAGGGTCTGCGTCACCTGGGCGCTCTCGGTGCACACGCTCCGGCTATGAAGGGGATGGCTCCGCTCTGTTTCGGTGAAGGTATGTTTGCCGACCAGGACAAGGATGCCACCGAGCAAGACGTGAGCGTCTTTGCCGAGCCGTTTGCATGGGACCGCCTGGTGCCGCGCAGTGTTTTCGAAACGCTTGTCTACAAGATTAGCGGAATCGGTCGCCTGTTCCGCAGCCAGCGCGAACAGCTTATCGAAAAGGACGGAATCGAAGCCGCCGACAAGTTCTACCCGGAATACATCATCAAGGATGTCGAAGATGTCGAAGATGTCCTGAAGGACGCGAAGGATTTCCCGGAACAGAAGACTGTTGTCGTCGAGCCCAAGAAGGATGACGCCGCAGCTTCTTTCGGTGAACCGAAGGACGGCGGCAAAAAGAATTCCGACAAGGACAAAGAACAGGGCTCGCCGGTCGCCGGGAACCCTGATCCTCAGCCTACAACGCCCCCTCGCGACGAACCGACCGAATCTATCCCGGAAGGTAATTCTAGCGAAGCGGCGCGGCTGAGCGAAGAGAATGCCGCGCTCAAGGCTGAAAATGAGGCTCTCAAGGCTGACAAGCTTGCGGCGCAGCGCCTTCGTGCCGGTGCGGCATTCTCGGAGACTTTGGATAGTGCCATCGCGGATGGCCGCTGCAACCAGGCGATGAAGGACTGCTTCGTGAAGATTTTCTCGCTGGTGCAGAACCTGCCGCTCGATGGCGAAGGATGCTTCGGCGAAGGCGATGACCGCATCGACCCTGCGAAGCTGATGGAAGATGCCGTGAAGTCGTTCCCGAAGATCGTGGAGTTCGGCGAGCTTGACCTTGGAAACACCAAGGCCGAATCGGCTGCAACCAGAATCGAAAAGTATAAGGCGGAACAGGAAGCGAAGGGCCGCGAACTCACCTTTGCCGAAGCCGCAGAAGAATGTTTCAAACAGTAAGGAGTCCCAAATGAAGGGTAATATCCTCGGATTTACGGCTGAAGATGCCGTCCCCGCCTTCCGTTTTGCCAAGGCTGGCACTGCGGATGGTAAAGTCAAACTTGCCGGTGCTGGCGATGCCTGCCTTGGCGTAACCACCGATGTCGATTCCGCTGACGGTCGCCCCTGTGACGTGCAGCTCGATGGCATTGCCTTGGTCGAATGCGGCGGCTCCGTAAGTTTCGGAGCGGCAGTCGAATCCGACGCCAACGGCAAGGCTGTCACCGCTTCCGCCACTCCGGGTTTCGCCACCGCCCTCGAAAGCGGCGCGTCTGGCGACATCATCCGCGTGAAGCTCGACGGCGTAGGAGTCCCGACGACTCCGGTGAACGCCATGAAGTACAAGGCTGCTACCGGCGGCGTGTCCAAGAACACCTTCGTGAAGCTCGGTTCTACCGCTGGCGAAGTCACCACCGCAGGTGCTGGCGATGTAGTGCTCGGCGTTGCCCTCAACGATGCCGCTGCCGGTGCAGATGTGGAAGTGCAGCCCTACGGTATCGCTTCCGTTGTCGCTAGTGCCGCCATTGACGCTGGTGCAAAGATCAAGAGCGCGGCAAGCGGCAAGGCCGTGACTGCCTCCACCGCAAACGATGTCGTGTATGCCATCGCCCTCGAAGCTGCCGCAGCCGCAAGCGATGTCATCAAGGTCCAGGTCGGCTATGCCGGCGTCATCACGGAATAATTTAACAAAGGAAGTACAACATGAAGAAGATGACCAAAATCGCTTTCGTGCTTATCTGTCTTGCGTGTACCGTGTGCGCTTTCGCTAGCGCCGACACGCTTACCGCCTGCGGCGTCCCGCAGATTGTCTGCGACCTCTTCTGTGCCGGTGGTGCAGGGGCTTCGTTCGCGACCATCCTCCCGTGTGGCGAACAGCAGACCGGGCTTGTGGTTGCCTACAAGAACGAAGAGCTTATCGCCGACCAGGTGATGCCTGTGCAGGAACTTGAAGGCAAGGAACTCACGTTCAAGTATTTCGAGCGCACCAAGGGTGATGCGTTCACCGTGCCTGATACCCGCGTTGGCCGTATGTCCGAACCGAACATGATCCACCTCTCCGGTGTCGATAAGTCCGACATTGTCGAACCCCACGGCCTCGAAGACCCGATTCCGTTTGAAGACATCAACCAGATCCAGAACAAGGAACGTTTCGTCAATACCCATTTCCAGTATTTGATCAACCTTGTCCTCCTGGGCCGCGAAAAGCGTGTTGCCGACATTGTGCAGAACACTTCGAACTATGGCGATGGCCTTTCCCACACCTACGATGCCAACCAGGGCATGGGCGCTTCGGGCTTCAACATTGTCGATACCATCCTTGAATGGCTCGACAAGCCGCTTGCACGCCCGAACAAGATTGGTATGAACTACACCGTTTACACCAAGCTCCGTACCGACCCCAACGTGATCAAGGCTATCTTCCACAACGACAGCGGCAGCGGCATTGCTACCAAGCAGCAGCTCTGCGACCTGTTCGAAGTGAAGAACATCATCGTGGGTGCCGCCCGCGTCAATACCACCAAGAACGCGAAGAACCTGAACCTGGAACGCTGCTGGGGCAACCATATCTGGGCCCACTACGAAGAAAAGCTTTCCACCTTGACGGAAGGCCTCGCTTGGGGTATGACTGCCCAGGTCGGCCCGCGTTATGCCGACATCATCGAAGACAAGAAGATGGGTCTCCAGGGCGGCGAAATCCTCAAGGCTGGCTTCTACCAGAAGGAAGTCGTTCTTGGCAAGGATGCAGGCTTCCTCCTGAAGAACGTTATCAAGACTGCCTAAGGTTGCGCGATGAACTACTGCACGGTCGAAGATGTCAAGGGCCATGTGCCCGACGCCAGGCTCGTCGAAGTCACCGACGATACTCACCCGAACTCGTCGGGTAGTATCCAGACGGCTATCGTCGAGAAGATGATCGGCGAGAGTTCCGACCTGATCGATGCCTACATCGGCAGACGTTTCAGGTTGCCGCTTCCTGGCATCCCGAGCGTGCTCAAGTCCATCTGTGTTGACCTGACAATCTATAACCTGTACGAACGAGTGACGGAGATGAACGTGCCCGAAGGCATGCAGCTCCGTTACAAGAACGCTGTGTCGCTTCTGAAGGACATTGCCGAAGGAAAAGCTTCCATCGGCGATGTCCCGGAAGAAGGGACCGTCGAAAACGGCTTCTGCGCTGTTTCAAGCAGCGGAAAAGCCTTGTTCACAATGGATTCAATGGGGTCTTTGTGAGTTCTGCGGTCACCAGCTGCTATTCGATTGAGAAGGCCATCAAGGAGATTCTGGAATCCAAGAACTCCCCGATGGTGTTCAAGTCCATCGACGTTCATAGCGTCGTGGCAAGCCTTACGCAGCCGGGTTTTACGGTTGCGGTCACTTCCGGGAAATACGAGGAAGTGAACAACACTAACAAGCTCGACGAAGTGGTCGATGTGACCATCGAACTGATTTTCAAGAACGTCGCGAGCGAAGAACAAAGGCGCATGGTTGCGCACCCCGCTGTTCGATATGTCGTCCAGAAGCTCCACAAGAACGACCTGGGGCTTGAAATCGAACCGCTTACCGCTAAAGGGTGGGACGAGGTGGAACGCGATTCGTTCCGCCAGATCGCGCTCACCGTATTCGAATTGAAGTTTACAACGCAGTTCACCATCACGCCTGAATCGGCTGAAGAGAACTACAGGGAACTGCTGTCGATTGGAACCACGTTCCAAAGCGAAATCCCCGAACATG